TACCTGGTCGAACGAACGCTCCGCCGGTATTCTCCTTGCTTCCCCATGCTGGCGGAGCGTTCGTTCGACCAGGTATGTCCGCCATCGTTCGACCAGCGCAGGGTAAGTTGCGGGTCGCTGCCCTGGCCCGTTGGTAATCCTACTCCCGATTCCAGATCCAACTGGAAGGCGCTATGGAAGATGCGCTTCCCGGTGCTTGACAGGTGCGGAGCTCTCCGTAGCCACATGATGGGCTGGCCGTCATCGGTGAACACCGCATCGCTCATTTCGTACAGGTTGCCATTCTCGAAATCGCCCACCAGGTGCCGCGTGCCGTCGAAAATATGCTGCTCGGCGCGATGCCTGGTAATCGTGCCATCCGCTTTCAGGCTTTGCCGCTCATGCCACAGGCTGGTAGCGGCATCGAAGATCCAAGTCGTCGCCGCTGCCGGAAAATTCAGCGCATAGAACGAATGGCCGTCCAAGATGTAGGTGTAAGAAGTGGCGCCCGAGAGGTTCCCGTAGGTCGAAAGCGCATATTCTATGGCATGCGTGGAGATGCGCCGCGGGCTATAGCTCTCGGCCCGCTTGACGATTGCCTGCCCTTTGTCGTTCACCATCACGTACAAAAGGGTGTTGTCGATCTTCTGCACCGTGCCGGCAATGGCCCCTTCCTCAATGAAGCCCCCTGGAACGCGCTGGAATGGGTTGTCGGCGTCGCCGCTGTCGTAGAACACTTCTATGCTTCTGTCCCCAAAAAGCCACAGTTCGCGGTGATCGACCAGCAAGGTCAGCAAGTTGTCTGGTTCGCCCTCGGCGCTGCCAAAATCCAGGCCATCCCAGTTGGTTGCGTCCGAAATAGCTGAAAACCAGAATTTTCCCGTTCCTGGCTGGTTGACGATGATGTATTGGTCAAGGAATTGCGCGACATTCGCCCCGGGCGGGAAGTCCGGGTCGCCAATCTGGTTGAACGCATTCGTCGCAAAACGGAAGGTATAGCCTTTAGCCCCATCGGCTAGCACTAAGTCTGTGCCGTTATCGGTCATCAGGATGGAACCCAGGCCAGTCGTCAGCGTTCCCATCGGGATGGGTACATTGGGCGTTGTGACTTCATAAAGCGTTATCCCGCTGACCATGAAACTGCGACCTACGGATGAGTAATACAGCCCCCGGCATGGTCCCAAGCCCGCCGTTGACAGCTTTTTGAGGCCTGGAGAGCCTACCAGGGCCGCAATTTCGTGTTCTTTCCCGGTACCCAGCTCGTCCAGTTCAGGGTACAGATTGACGCAGCGCTGCGCGTCCACGTTCACGCTGCGGGCGGTATAGCTTGGCCCAATGAACCCTGGGAACTTATCCGTACGGCTCCCGCAGGATGTCCCATCCGCCCTGATGGGTAAGTTCTGGATCGCCGTTAAGCGTTAAAGGCTGCTGATTCAAGCGTTTCATCCATGCCTTGCTCTCGATGGCCTGGTTGATGACTTCGGCTGGAGCGCTTCTCCCGTATTCCGGGGCGAGTTCGATCGCTAGATTGGTCGTCAGGGCTTCTTTATAGCCGGGCCGCAACGCCAATTCTGTCGTAATTCCATCCAGTGAAACGATTTGCAGCAACTGCTCCAGAAAAAGAATCAGGCTGTAGGCCGCGTCTGGTTGCAATTCGAACCAGATCCTGCCATTCGGGAAGTTGGGCTCGTAATACAGCCCGCGCGGCATGCCCACCTGCGACGGGAGGTAGACTGCCGTCCATTCCTCTTTGGTATAGCTATCTAGGGCTCTTTCACTCTCTCCCAGGCCTCCCCCTGTCAGCCAGGCCTGGCCCTTTTCGATGCGGTTGGGGCGCGGTGTGTCGAAGCCTGGGGCAACCACACCCGGCCCGATGTCGTAGGGGTTGGTTCCCACCGTTAGCGTGAAGGTGTTTCGCGCCAGCACCGGGACCGCTAGCTTTTCCGTGTTCCAGGAATCCACCATGTCGTTGAACGATTCGAGGCCATCAGTCAACTGGTCCGCTGGCAGGGGATTGCCGCTCGCCAGCACTCCCAGCAGGCGCAAAGCGCGCTTGATGATGTCCTGAGTGCTCGCATGGACGCGGTAAACGTCATTGACGCTGACAAGAGCTGGCATCTAGTCCTTGGCCGGTTTGAATCCTGCCTCGCGCAGCGCCGCCGCATCCTCCGCATTCTTCGGGAAGCCTTCAGATCCTGAAGGATGCACGAACCGCTGCGGGTAAGAGCCGGTATCCTGCTCTTTTTCCTTCTCTTGCTGCTTTTTGGCCTCTGGCATGAATGGCTCCTTTGAAATAAAGAGGGCGGATTTCCGCTCCGCCCCCAAAGCGGCTGAAAGGTTTAACCGTCAGCGTGCAAGCGTACCGCCCACTCGCCCCGCACGGTCTTGAATCCGTACAGGATATCAAGCCGCGCGATGTTGCGATGCTTCAGAATGTCGTAATCGACCACAAACGACAGGCTGATGCCGTCCAGTACTTTGCGGCTGGCCAGTTCCGCGCTCATCGGCTGCATCAGGTCGGCAGTGGCGAAGACGAACGCTTCGGGATGGAACAGCAGCGACGTATTGATGAGTTCGCTGGCTCCCGCCGCCACTTTCGTGATGGCGGAGTTGTCGGCGATGGATTGGGAGACGTTCTGAGTTGCTCCAGCGGCGACCACGGATGGTGAAATGGCCAGGTTGCCCGCGCCTCCGGCATAGTCCGCGGTTATCACGAACATCTTGAGATAACCGTAACTGGCTTTGGTCTCGGGATGCACCGCGTTGGTCCCGGCAAAAGTGATTACATCGCCTTTTTTGAAGGTGGTTACGCCGGTATCCACGGCAATGGATGCGCCCGTCTGTGTGGCGCCGTTTGACAAATAGGCGGTGACTTTTGCCGCTGTGCCCGTTTGATGGTCCGTGAGCAGGGTATTCTCGTAGAAATCGAACCCGCTCTGATGCGCGATTTGCCCTTTCTTGAACTGCTTGGCGATGGCTTCCTGCGCATTGAACAGGCCCTTCTCCGCGTCCAGCGCCTTCACGGTGTGGAACGGCGAAAGAATCGCGCAGCGGTTGTCATCGTCGGGAGCCAGGTTCTCATTCAGGAAGCGCCTAGCCTTGGCGATGTCCAGGTAAGACAGTGCCACGGTGTCATCGTCTTGGATGGTGAATACGTCCTTGTACATGCTGATGGCGTCGGATTCAACGTCAGCCACCAAGCGCGCCACGGCAGGCTTAAGGATCCGGTCGCTGTAGTCGTCCAGCTTCATCGTGAGTTCTTGCATGGTGAAGTCCCAGGCGACGTTCTTTACTGTCTGCACCGCCAGGGTGGTGGATGCTTCGGTGATGTCCTGGATGTTTGCGGTGATGTCCAAACCGCTGCTCACCGTGAACTGGTTGGGCAGCCGGATGCGCAGCGTATCGCCGATTTTCGCGCCGGTTTTGGCGAAAGAACCGTCATAGCTGCGGGTAATGTTTCTGATGAAGTTGCCGCTCTGATGCGCGATGCGCAAAGCCTCTCGCGTGATCATGTCGGCGGTAAGAAGTGTGTCGGCCATTTAGTTTTTTTGGGGCGTCCTTCTAGCGCCCGGAGCGTTTACGCACTTGGGCCTCGCGCCGCTTAATCCATTCCTCATCAGTCAGCGTCTTGTCGCTGGCCGGATCGTCGGGGTCGGCTTCTACGCCTCCCGAAGTCTTGCGAATGGGTGTGGGCGGTTTGGGGGCCTTGGTGGTCGGCGGAGTTGTTTCCTCGCCCGGTTTTTGTGTTGCGAAACGTGTTTCGAGCTTCCCTAGCGCTAGCACTGCCTGGGTCGGATGCATGGCCGCGAGACGGCTAACTTCCTCGGGGTTTTGCCCCAGGAAATAAAGCAGTTCCGGCCCTTTCTCGCTGTATTGCACCGCGTGGGCAATGGCCGTTTGCGCCGGTCCTTTGGCCGTCCGAAGCGTTTCGATGGCCGCAGCGGTCACATCGCCGTAGTCGGTATGCTCGGCAGTGATGGCGGTTTCTCTTTCGTGCCATTCCTCGGCGAGCACTCCCTCTTCGGTGCGCTGTTCCCGCTGGGTCTCGTTTTCCTGGAGTTTCTTGTCAAACTCCGCGCGCGCCGCTCGGAGCGTTTCCTCGCGGACCCACTCATCGCGTGCGTCTAAATAGGCTTCGGTGGTCTGAAAATCGGCCGCATTCGGCTTGGCTTTCGGCTTTTCGGGAACTGCCTCGGCAGGCTTCTCGCCCAGCGCCTTCTGCCGCCAAAATTCGGCTTCGGCGTTGGCCAGGTGGGCCTTCTTGGTCAGTTCATCGATGCGCCGCTGAACCCCGCCCTCCTTCTTGGGCGGCTGCGCGGGCTGCTCTTCTTTCGTTTCGCTTGGTTCCGCAGCTGCCGGGGCTGCGGGCGTTTCCGTCTCGGTTGGAGACTCGGCTGGCGTTTCCAGAATTTCCGGTTCTTCGATATTCATCGCGTCCTCCGATGGATTGCTTCCCGGTGCTTGACCCCTCCCGGTAGGGTTTTACTGCGAACTCTTTGCCAGCTTTAAGCTGAAACTTGTTCGGCGGCCGGTTCTGCCGGCTGCTGCGCCAGCGCTGCGGCATGGTCCGCTGCGCCCATTGCGGCTTCGTGATTCTGCTGGTGCAACTGGTTCCACATGTCCTGCTCCAGCTGCAGCCGGAGCTTCGATTCCTGCGCCTTGGTGTTGATTTCCGCGATGGTGATTTGCGTCTCGGCGTGCAGATGCTCGATGTCCAGCTTGTTTTGCGCTTCCACTTGCTTCATTTCGATCAGCTGGTTCTTGGCGTTCAGTTCCTTGGTTAGCACATCCAGCATTTGGCCCATCTGCTGCAGCTTCTGCTGTATCTGCGGAGGAACTTCGGGCTGGTCGGGATTGTCCTGCAAATTCGCCGGCAAAGTCTTCTTCAGGCGGTCGGAAATCTCCTGGGCGTAGGGAACATCCAGCGTCTTCATGATCAGGTCCGGCGCGGCCTGCATCAAAATGGGCGCTGCGGAGGCCAGTTGCGTAAGCAGTTGCGCTCCTTCCTGGCGCTTGGTCTGGAAGGCCGGCCCGGCGGTGCATATCACGTCATATTCGCCCACCGTGAAATCGTACTTTTTGGTTTGCCCTTTTTCGGTGAAGAGCTGGTTGATGCGCACCACTTTCTGGCTGTCGTCTTCGCCGATAGTGCGCACCATGCGCGGCGTGTCGTAAACCACTCCAATCAAGTCCACGAGCATCTTGGTGCTGTGCGAAACGGACAGCGTGAGATTGTCCTGGAAGTGGAAATTGGCGGTTTCCGTTTGCGATTGCCGCGCCAGAATTCCCCGCCCGCTGGTTTCGTTTGACCGTGCGCCCAGCGCCGCGTCATAAACTCCCGTCAGCGCCTTCAAATCGTCGGCGGCCAGCATGCGCGCTTCGGTCATCGCCGCCACGCTCATGTTGGGAGCGAGGCGCTGCGGGCCGGGTAAGGGCTGGCCCTTCAGGTCGGTAGGCTTGACCTTCAGCACTTGCTGACGGTTGAGGTTCTTCCACTCCTGCTCATGGCCCTCTTCCTGGCCCTCGAACATCACCACCTGGCCCTTGCTCGAATCCACCGCCTCGGTCTGCGCGGAAAGCATGAAGTTGTACTGCCGTTGCGCGTCCTTCAGGTTCCGCACGATGCCCTTGAGGATCAGCTTGCCGTTCACCGTCAATTCGTGGCCAATCACTTTGACAATGGGTATGCGGTCGATGGGCCATTCAGTTTCATCCAGGATTTCAGCGGCGTTGAGCTTGTACCACTTCACCGTTGGGATGCGCGTGTCGCGCTCACGGGGTTTGCCGTCCTCGTCTATTGCAATCAGTTTCTCTTCGCCGGGCTTCAGTTCGCTGCGCAGCTTTTCCTGGCCATCTGTCAGTTGAACCAGCTTTGCGGGCTCATATTCTTTCGTGTAATATTCCGCCACGCGCACGGACTCCTCATCCAGCCAGCCTTCCATGTCGCCGGTCGCGCGCATGTCGTCGAGCCCCTTGGTGTCGGCATCGAGATATTCAGACTCGAACTCGTCGCGCGGCATATCAACAAACACGAAGCCGAATTCCGCATCTGACCCGTCCGGCAATGTATGCGGCCCGAGATAGACCTGGAAAGGATTGGGCAAGCGTTCGAGCAAGACTTCCTGCTTGAAGGTTTTGGGATTCTCGTACTTGGTGATTTGCCGCCAGTAGCCGAAGCCCATTGCCACGGCATAGAATTCCGCAGTGTCGTAGGCCAGCGTGCCTTTCGAGCGGTACTCGATGTGCCGCACCATGCCCTGCATGACTTCGGCGGTCTCGATGTCGCCCTGGTCGTCCACCGGAAAGACTTTGGCGCTGATGCGGTTCTGCCGCTGCGCGTTGGCGATGTGCTGGACGAACTGATCAAGCCGATTCACTACCAGCGCGGGCCGCTGGTCCCTGGCGCGCTCTTTCAGCGATTGATCGCTCCACTGCTCGCCGGAAAGGAATATCAGGTCATCGAGGCATTTGGCGCGGATCGTGGCTTCGGCATCCACACATTGCTTGAAGCGCTTTTTGGCTTCGGCAATGATGTCTTTCGCTTTGCGTGGCACTAGCGCATCCAGCCGAGGGTGGCTTCTCCTGAGCGGTAGTCGAGCGGCTCATCTGCAACTTTCTTTGGAGCAGCAACTTTGACCGAAAAACTCATTGCCAGCATGTCTCCGCAATCTGGCGAGCTGAGTCCGCGTTTCTTCATGTCTTCTTTCTTCTCCAGCTGGATTTGCTGCTTGGCGCTGAAACCGTATTCCGGCCCGGTCAAATCAGCTTCTAACTCAGGATCATCTGGAATTTCGGCCCCAGCAGAAAGCCAATCACGCATTCGCCCCCAACACTCAGCGCGAAGATTAAAATATGCATTGGGGTCGCTGGCTGCTGTCCCGCCATGAAACCCAAAAACCCTGCGCCCAAAACCGCAAAACTTAATATGATCCACCACCCCAGCCCCGATACCATCCTCGTCAATAACAATTGCATCGGGTTTCTCCTCTTCCATGAACTTGATGATCCGCTCGGCTACTTGCACGGTGTCTAGCCCTCGATATTTAGCGAGGATCTTGGCTTTCCGGCCTTGGCGCATTCCGACCACCGTTTGATCGTCCCCGAACCTGGCAACATCGACGGAGAGCACCTTGGGCAATGACTCATGGCCCTGGGATTTATAACTCCGCGCCGCAGCAACAACATCGCCAGGGATAAACTGAGTGCTGCCAGCCCTCGGAAATTCGCCCCGCACACGCACGCGAACGAAGTCGCTATCCTCGCCATAATCCGTTATCCATTTCTCGATTTGCTCTTTATTGGTGCCTTCGACGGTCCGGCTGTCAATCTGAAACGTCTTCCAGCGATGCTTGAATCGGCCAAAACACTCCCTGAAGCTTCCAGTATTTCGCGTCGGATTGCCAAAGGCCAGCCAGATGATTTCGGTCTCTTCATCGGTCATGGCTCCTTCGGCCACTTCCCAAATGCGGTCCGCAATAGCCGAGGCTTCATCAAAAACCAAAACAATGCGTTTGCCCTTGTTGTGCAACCCTTGGAAAGCATCTACGTTATGCTCACTCCAGGTGACAAAATCAACCCTCCAGGAAAGTTCATGTTTGGGGTCGTTGCTGCGGATACTCGTCGCGCGCACATCGAACCAATCCGCCGTATAGCTCAGCCGGAACCACTTACTTACCTCCGGAACGGTCTTGGTGCTGAGCTGCGTGCCTGTGCCGGCGGTAGCAAGTATCTTGCAATCCGGGCAGGTGTCCATCGCCCACTTCATGATCATGCCCATGAAGGCCGACTTGCCGATGCCGTGCCCGCTGGCTACCGCTATCTTGCAGGGAACGTGCCGAGTAGCTGGATTCGAGAAACAATCCCTCAGATAGCCCAGCAGCTCGCTTTGCCATTTCCTCGGCCCCAGCGAGTCGTCAAGCGCTGGTTTCCCCCAAGGGTAGAAGCGCTCCGTGTAAGCGAGCGGATCGTCAATCGTCTCCGCCACTTCGGCTAAAAGTTCTTCTTGCAGTTCAACCGGCATGCTTGTTCTTGCGTATCTCGCTCAACCGCTCTGCTAAACCTTCGAGCCCTGTCACTTTTACGTTGTCCTGGAACATCCCAAGATGCCGCCCAAGAAGTTCGAGACTTTTGCCCTTATCCGCCAGCTTGAATTTCGTTCGCAAAATGAGACGCCGCTCGCCGTCGCCCGTGCCCCCGGTAGTGTCCTCGGTAATCTCTTGAATCGCTGCTGCCTGATCGCGCGTGATGTTCGCCAAATTGAGTCCCACTGGCCGGCCTTGCTCATCTATCTCCATGAAATCAAGCATGTTGGAGAACGCCATGCGCTGGAGTTCTTCTGCTACTTTCTCGGCTTTCAGGTCGAGTTTGCTGGCGCGTTTGGAGATAAGTTGCTGGACTATTCGCTGAATCTTAGGTTTGGTTAGGAGTTGACTGGCTGTGACACCAGCGGTGTGTTCGCTGTAACCTGCTGCGATTGCCGCGCGGGTGCCGTTAAGATCGATCACATACTCCCTGGCGAACAATTCATAGCGTTTCTTTACCTTTTCGAGCATTTCTGGCCCATTTGCGCTCGATAATACCCATTTTCTGGTGCCGGCGGAGAAGACGCGCTTGCCAGATGCAGGGGTAGTCGGCCCTTGCTGCCTTCCCTTAGCACACCTTCTCCGCCCGGCTCAGGTGACAACCTGTAAAACCAATGGGCCATATTCGCCGCTCTGCTTCGGCTCCCAGGTCACTTTCAGATTGCGGTCAGGGCCGAGAATCAATCTTTTGCTGCTGACCCATTTGTGGGGATTGTCTCTTGCGAGGGCTATGGCTTGGGCGGGTGGGACGTAGAAACTGGAATCACTGACAGGATTGTAGATTTCGATTTTTGGCGTAATTGGCCTGATCGAAAAAATCGTCGCCGCTAACAGACACGCACCGGCGCGGTGGAAAAAGGCGATGCGGGCCCGCTCCGTTGACCATGTGGGCCAGCGATGCGGACCGCGCACGCCCGCACCATAGTACTTTCGGGCTAGAAGGAATTGCAACCGCTAGTTTCGCAAAAGTTACGGGACGTGTTTGCTTTTTACATGCCGCTGGATGGACCGCAAACTGTTACGCGCTTTGGCGCAGCACCGGCACCGCCAGAAACCATTGCACTTCACGAATGGCTTTGAGTTGGGAACAAAAGTGAGATATTTGATTTCTCTCATGGCTCAGATTTCAAACACATGGCCTCGGATGTGCCCCCGAAATAATATGCAGGTCCGCTTGAGCCCTTGCCGGTGGCCGCATTTAGGCCATAAGCCACGCTCTTGCAACACGTTAGCGAGATTTTGTGCTCTGTCCCAGGGGAGTGAGAAATGCACCTGAATGTCGACTGCCGAAGGATGCTCGTGATTCGACACGTATGCGGCCGCTTCTTCTAGCTTGGCGTCGTTGCCGGGCAGCAGGAGAGTAGTCATCGCTTGCGCTCCACCGCTCGCTTGACGATACGCTTGGGACGCGCCACTTGCCGGCGAGGCAGTTCCGTTCCGATCTGATGCAACATTGAACCGTTGACCACGCAAATATCCTTCAGCTCGTCCAGTCGACGGCTGAGCATCGTATTCTGATTAGCAATGAATTGCAGGTCAAAGTTGTCTAGCTTGTCCCTGATCCGGTGCAGCGTCTCGTTCAAGCCTAGAATCTCTTTGGCTTGCCCTTCCAGCCGGTCGTTTGTCTCATTTTGCGCTGCGAGCAACCGGGCTTGGGCGTCTGCTACGCTTTTGAGCAGCTGGGCGTGCACACGCTGCCAGCCCTCGTATTCGCTGTTTACGGCCGCTTGGCCGACCTGACCCGCACCTTGGATCATTGCCGCACATACTCCACACGCTTCTTTAACCCTAATGCCTTCAATAGCTTGTCGCCAGGTCCGCGCCGCCCCTTGAGAACGTCAGTGAGAAATTGCTCGCTGATTCCCAAGGCCTCGGCCGTACGCTTTTGATTGCCGTACCGCTCTACTTCGCGCTGCAGCCGCGCTAGAAATCCATCCTCATTCATACCGCCAGTATCCTATGCCAGAACGCTGATTGCAATAGAAAAAAAGTACCAGTACGTTGATTATCCTTGACATGAATCCGCACATGAGCGTACTATTGGTGTCAGTGAGGAACACCGACATGAACGCCGAAACCTACATTAAGAGAATCCGAAACGCCGACAAGAAATCCTATGCTGCCGCTTTCTGGGCATGGATTCAAAATGCCGAGAACGGACAAGAGCCTGTCAGGCCATTCGGATTGAGTTACATGGCCGCTCAAGCCGTCCGCACCAATCTCTACTGTTTCAAGAAGTACGGAACGCAGCACGGCTCCATCTGGGCTGAGACGATCTGCCTCTGCGGCGCACCAGCGCAGAACGGGGTTTGCTCTGTTGAAGGTTGCGTATGCTGACTCTGCGAGACAAGTCTTACGTTGTGACTCTCACTGTGTACAGTTCATGCGTGATATTTGGCATGGTCTGCGGAGCCAAGTTGATTCCAGTTTGGTTCGCTGGCCTGTTCGGAATCGCTTTGATATTCGCAGTGTTGTCCTTAGTTCGCTGGAGCCAGCCAGCGCTTGAAGAACTACAGGCTAAATATGACAGCCTGAAATTTCAGTGGGACAGCTTACAGGATCACGAACATGCGCGATTCGTTGCTGAGACCGAGCAGACTCTCGCAGATGAGAGGACTTGCGGGCCTAGCCAGCCTGAAACAGAGGGAGAACCTGGATGGCAACCAGTTACCTTTAGCTCTCCCTCTGCGCAAGCCACCTCCAGTTATGGAATCGGCAGCAAAAGGAACTTGAAGCGTAAATAGTGTCAGTGAGGGATGCCAACATGGCTACGGGACAGTACGAAAGCAGACCTCCAAAACAAACGCTCTTGAATGCCGTGTTTTGCGCCTGCGATCTGCGCTACGGCTTGACCTATCAATCCTGCCGATTCTGCAAAGCAAGCTATCCGAATGTCGAAGGACTGTGGAAATACGCAGTGCGGCATTACATCTGCAGCGCATGCCGAAATAAGGTGATACGTCCATGAGCGAGAAAGTAGCCTTCAAAGTCGAGCACAAAGGCTACATGGCTGAGGGATTCTGGGGAGATGGTCCCGATGGTCGTGTAGTCGTGACGCGCGACGGAGAATTCCTCAAAGAGTTCACTTACCCGGCATACAAAATATTCAATATCGCCGCTCACTGGCAGGACATTATTGAAGGCGAGTTGCAAGGCAGCGACATAGGTTATCGCATCGCAGGGTCGGACGGCCTGGGCGGCGTAGTCATGCCAAAGGAAAAGCTATGACCAGCCAGCTAGAACAGGATTTCGACAAGCTGTCAGCTTCGGTGACTACCGCTTGCGAGCTGATCGACAAACTGCGCGCTCAGCGAAAAGACCTGTTGACTATCATTCAATTGCTGGTCCCTTCCGTGAAGCATAACCACGTTGACGATTGCGCGTTCTGCAAAGCCCAGCAAATTCTCGAACAGATCGGAAACCAGCCATGAACCGACAGCTATCCATTCTCGCCACACGCCAAGTCATCGACCTGCATACCAGCTGTGATTGTCCCCCAATCCCCATTCGCTCGCTGGACTGGAGCGCGATTGACGACAACACCTATGACGCCAGCTACGAAGGCGAAGACGAAAGCGGAAGCATCTGGCGCTGCAGCCCGTCCGGGCACGGAGCTACGGAAGCCGAAGCTATTGCCGATCTGCTGGACCAACTCGCAGAAAGCCAACCATGAATGCCCTCGCCCTGCACGAGCTAGCCGATATCATGGAAGGAGCCTGGAACGGCAGCCACCGGATGCAAAGCAGAAAGCCCGTGCTATTCAAAAAGCGTGGCTGGAAAGTGCGCATGGGACCAGCCAAGGAGCCCACTATGCTCTTTGATCGAAGGCGGCGGATCACGCTGCTGTTTGAGTTGTTCTTGATTGCTCTGTTTGCCCTTCTTCTCTATGTGCTGGTAACTGGTTCTCTCAAATGATGAAGAAATTATGCGAGTGCGGTTGTGGAAAGGAAACCGGGGTATATACACATACTCACGCCAAGTTCGGAATTAAAAAGGGAGCACCTACTCGTTTCTTAAGGAATCACAGAGCAAAAATTGGCAGGCCAGTTGCGGAAAAGTTTTTTGAGAAAGTTGATAAGAATGGTCCGATTCCAGCGTACCGGCCCGATTTGGGTCAGTGTTGGATTTGGATTGCTGCACTGGATACCGATGGCTACGGAATGATGATGATCAAAGAAGGCATGGAGTGGCGCACACATGGAGCGCATGTGATTTCTTGGATGGTAGCGGGCTATAAAACGCAGTCAGGCAAAGAATTGGACCATCTTTGCAGAAATATAAAATGTGTTAATCCTGCTCACCTGGAACTCGTGACGCACAAGGAGAATATGATGCGGGGGGAAAAAGCAACTAAAACCCACTGCAAACGCGGCCATCCATTCAATCAGGAAAATACCAGGATTATCCCCACGGGAGGCAGGCAATGCAAAAGTTGCAGAGAATCGTATATGAAAAAGTGGCTGCTGGAACATCCTGACTATTCTCGGTGCCGTCGGAAAAAGGCGGGTGTGCGGTGAGCAAAAGCGAACGAGCCATGCTTAACGTTTCATTTTTTGGCGTGATATTCCTGATGGTGATGGGTCAGCCCATGAATTTCTCGCACCTTGCTTGGTTCGATGAAGCATTGGCACTTGCTGCCGGGACTCTGGTCATTGGCCACGGGATTTATTACCTTTGCATGATTTGGAAGGAGAAATGGTGATCGCCTGCAACGCTCCATGCCCCGGCACCGAAGCCTGCTGCCAGCGAGAACAAGGCCATGCTGGCGAATGCTTCTCGAAGTACAAGGCCATCTATGCCGGCGGAGTCACGAGCTTTGGAACGATGTGGTGGGTGGGGCCGAATAACTTGCCCAAACAGAAAGAAGAAAATGGAAGCGCTGACCAGTAAAGAGCAAGAACTGGAATATTGCTTGCGCGAGCTTTGGAAAATGATTGAGGGCCGCGAATTGGTGCGCAACACTGTGGCAGATGGAGCCGTCGATTGGTACGCACGGATGCTGAGAATGGTTTCCGTTCTGAAAAGGACGCAAGAAGTTTTAGGGTTAGGAGAAAAGCGATGACGATGGAATTTCACGAAATCAATGACCCTGCTGGAAGGCCCCACGAAGAGATCGGGGCCGAGCAAAAAGAACTTGAGCCCATCGCCTGCGAGCACCTGAACCGCCGCATCAACCTGAGCACAGCAATGGTAGCTTGCCTTGACTGCGGTGAAGATTTGATGGATTTGAATCCACTCTTGTCGGACAGCTTGCGGGTAGCGAGGAACCTGCCATGACCTGCCAGTACTGCGGCGCCCCGTCAGG